GTGTTCCTATCACCAGACAAGGTTGATGTAGTTGCCAACGATAATCCGCGAGAAAGTAGTGATTCTCTAACAAACGTACTTGCTTTCCGAAACACCAAACTCAACAAGGCAAGTTCATATGCCTTCCTTGACTCCGGTTGGAAGTATATGTATGATCGCTACAACGATGTCTATGTTTGGACACCATTGTGTGCCGATACCGCTGGTATTGCAGTACGATCAGACGAAGCAACCGAGACATGGTTCTCACCAGCAGGTTTCAACCGTGGTCAGGTCCGAGGAGTCATCAAGTTGTCCTTCAACCCAACTCTCACACAGAGAGATGCACTCTATAAGGATCAGGTCAACCCAGTTGTTGCCTTCCCCGGAGAAGGAACAGTCCTGTTCGGAGACAAGACATTGCAGTCAAAGCCAAGTGCATTCGACCGCATCAACGTCCGAAGACTCTTCATCGTGCTTGAGAAGGCAATCGCAACTGCCTCGAAGTTCCAACTCTTCGAGCAGAATGATGCATTCACTCGCGCCCAGTTCAAGAACCTTATCGAACCATTCCTCCGCGACGTACAGTCACGACGAGGCATCATCGACTTCAAGGTTGTATGTGACGAGTCTAACAACACGGGTGAGGTCATCGACCGAAACGAGTTTATTGCTGATATCTTCATCAAACCAACACGTTCGATCAACTTCATCACCCTGAACTTCATCGCTGCAAGAACTGGAATTGACTTCAGTGAAATCGGTGGGGTCTGATTAAACTCGACTAAATAGAGAGAAAGAGGAGAACATATGTCTCTAAATATCAACAAATTCAAGAACCAACTCACCAAGGGTGGGGTTCGTCCCTTCCTCTTCCGAGTTCAGGGAAACGTCGGTCCTACCGCGTTGGCAGAACCAGTCGGTTTTCTATGTAAGGCTGCAAGTCTTCCTGCGTCAACAATGACTAGCATCCCCGTTCCGTATCGAGGACGAACACTCAAACTCCCCGGTACACGCGAGTATGCCGAGTGGAGTCTCACGTTCCTTTCGGATGGCGATTTCAAACTACGAAACGCTTTCGAGAAGTGGATGGAAGACCTAAACAAAACAGTCGCAAACGTATCACAAACTGAACACGACTTCAATTCCAAGCACTTCCCCGACTGGAAAATCGATCATCTTGATCGTAAAGGAAATCCAATCAAGTCTTACAAATTCTTCCATTGCTGGCCAAGTGAAGTTGCAGCAATCGAAGTAAGTGTGGAAGAAACTGATGCACTTGCAGAGTTCACCGTAACTATGCAGTACTCTTACTTCACTAGTTCTGACGTTTCTGATGAGAATCCGGGTAAGGGAATTGCTCCTGTCCCCGGACTCGGTTCGTGAATAAGCCTCTGACAAGGAGATGATACATTATGGCACTGGAATTGTTCGGATTCGAGATAGGTAGAAAATCGAAGAAGGGTCCGTCCCCACTTCAACAAGACACAAGCACCAAAGCCGTCTCTTTCGTCCCACCGGACCAAGATGACGGTGCTGTTTATATTGATGGTGGGGGCTACTACGGTTCCTTCATTGACTTTGATACCAAAGCAAAAACAGAAATTGAGTTCATTAGCAAGTACCGAGAGATGTCTGGACATCCCGAGGTCGAATCTGCTGTCGAGGACATCATCAACGAGTCCATCGTCGTAGAGAAAGACAAGAAGAGCATCGAACTTGCTCTTGATCGTGTAGATCTGAGCGATCCGATCAAGAAGAAGATGCACGAAGAGTTCAATCACATCTTCAGACTTCTTAAGTTCCATCAAAGAGGTCCAGAGATCTTCCGCAAGTGGTATATCGATGGACGCCTCTACTATCATATGATCGTGGACGAAAAGAACCCTAAGAAGGGTCTTACTGAAATGCGATTCGTCGATCCCACTAAGATCAAGAAAGTGGTTGAGATCCAGAAAGACAAGAACGCAGACAACGTAGATCTCGTCAAAGAAACAGATGAGTACTACATTTTCCGAGAGGATCCCAACCAACAAATTGGTCTGAAGATCTCCCCGGATGCAATCAACTATTCGACATCAGGACTATTCGATTCTAGTGGATCGAGAGTCATTTCGTTTCTGCATAAAGCAATCAAACCTCTGAACCAGTTGCGTATGATTGAAGATGCTGTAGTCATCTATCGCATCTCGCGTGCGCCCGAGCGTAGAATCTTCTATATTGACGTAGGCAACCTACCCAAGACCAAGGCAGAACAGTACGTTCGCAGTCTAATGAACCGATATCGCAACAAGTTGGTCTATGACGTACAGACCGGAGAAGTCCGGGATGACGCGCGGCATATGTCTATGCTTGAAGACTTCTGGCTTCCCCGGCGAGAAGGTGGTAAGGGTACTGAAATCTCCACCCTAGATGGTGGACAGAACCTTGGTGAGATGGATGACGTTGTGTACTTCCAACGAAAACTATATCAATCTCTCAACGTCCCTTCCACCCGACTTGATCGTGAGATCAACGCAGGAATCGGTCGTGCTACCGAAATTGGTCGGGATGAAGTCAAGTTTATGAAATTCATAGATAGATTGAGATCAAAGTTTTGTGATGTGTTCCGTACTGCTCTCAAATCACAATTGATTCTAAAGGGTATCATGACTGTCCAAGAGTGGAATAAAATTTCACATGATGTCGAATTTGAATTTGGTCGTGACAACCACTTTGCAGAACTCAAAGATTATGAGATCATCGGTGAGCGTATGTCCATCCTTCGTGATGTTGACGAGTATGTTGGGAAGTACTTCTCTTTAGACTACGTTCGTCGTAACGTCCTGCGTATGACGGAGAAGGAAATTGACGATATGGATCAACAAATGACCGACGAACGAGAAAGCGGACTCATCACAGACAACGGAGGATTTTGATGGACGATATTAGAACCATCTTCGAAAACCTAGACGGCAATACCGACCCGGAAACGGTAAAGGCGTTGTTCCGTGCTGCGTTGAACGAACGTATGTACAAAAGGTTGGGGATGGAGCATATCGATACCACTTTCCGTATATGGGAGGAGGGTGAAATTGATGCAGCGGCTGCTGTTGGATCACCCGATGATACTGTTCTTGATCCCACATATGACAAGGAATTTTTTCTGAAGACATTTGATGTGGGTGAGCATTCGGTTGTGGTCAAAACTCTTGGTGTGGGACGTAACAAACCCGTTTCTGTTTACATCGACAACGAGAGATGGGAACTTTTTCCGGGGCCGGGTATCGCAGAGAAAGAGACTACCACTTTCATCAAGTCAGGCAAATACGCTAAAATGAAGGAAGTGGAGGCTGCTGCCGATCAAGCAGACGCAGATGCTGCAAAGGAAGAGGATAATACCCTTTCCGAGCATAAGGATATCCTCGGAATTCTCTCTGAAATCAAGAACAAGAAACAACGAGTTACCTTCCGGGATGGTGGGTCACTCCTAATGGATCCAAATACAGCGAAATCTGTCCTTGCGGTCTACGAAGCCCTAAATACAAGAGCGAACCGAAACCGCTTTGCTGATATGGCAAATCGGTCCCGTTCGACATTCAGAAAACTGGTGAGTTTCGCCAACCAACAGATGAGGAATATCAAATGATGTCAACTGATAAAATCATAGACGCCATCTTGGACGAGAACGCAAAACTCGCTACGGATGAAATCCGAAACAGTCTCTTCGCCCGTGCTGCATCCGCTCTCCAAGAGAAGCGTAAGGAAGCAGACGATATCCTCTTCGCCGAGGAAACCAAAAAGAAGAAAGCAAGCAACAAACTTCTCCATAAGTCCAAAGAAATGTACAATTCCATTGACGGCATCGAAGAAGAAGAAGAACTGAGCAAGGAGCAAAAGGCATATAGGAAGGTCTTCGATAAGATGCTCAAGAAGTATGAAGTCAGTTCTCCCGCAGAACTAGATGATGAGAAGAAGCGAGAATTTTTCTCCGAATTAGCCTTTGTGTGGTCCAAGGATCCCGCAAACGATACCTCTGGTGAGGGAGAGGAAATCAACTGATGTTTCTAATTACTGAGACAAGACTAGATGACGTTCATTGCATCGTTGAAGCAGCCAAGGACAATGGGTCCAAGGAGTACTTCATCGAGGGTGTGTTTATGCAGTCCGAGAAGAAGAATCGTAACGGACGAATCTACCCCAAGGGCATTCTAGAGAAGGAAGTCTCTCGGTACAACAAGGAATTCGTCAACACCAGTCGCGCTCTTGGTGAACTAGGACACCCAGAAGGTCCAACAGTCAACCTAGAACGTGTTTCCCACATCATCAAAGAACTCAATTTCAATGGGAACGATGTTCGTGGTAAGGCTAAGATTATGGATACCCCATACGGCAAGATCGTCAAGAACCTCATCGATGAAGGTGCAAAGATTGGCGTTTCGAGTCGTGGAATGGGATCCCTCAAAAAGAACGGTTCCATCAACGAGGTACAGCGAGACTTCTATCTCGCATCCGTTGATATCGTCGCAGATCCCTCTGCTCCTGATGCTTTCGTAGAAGGCATTATGGAAGGTAGAGCGTGGGTCTGGGAGGGTGGACTGCTTCGAGAAAAGCAAATCAACTCATACAAGGAACTCATTGAAAAGCCTTGTTTGTCTAAACAGGAACTAACCCAAAAGAAGATTGCAGCCTTCAATGATTTCATTTCGAGGCTCTGATCATTATACATATCATAGAGGCTAAAGGAGCATCCATATGTCAGTAGACCCAAACCAAATCACCGAAGAAATTCTCGATCTATACGAGGACGATGAAGGTGTTGTTGTAGACGAGGCGGCTGTTGCCGAGGACGAACCCGAAGCCGCAAAAGGCAAAGTAGGCACTCCCGATGCCTCCGACTCCGATGTCGAAGACGACCTTGAGACAGTCAAGGGCGCCAAGAAGATGAAGAAGACGAACAAAGACCCCAAACACAAGCCGTCCAACGCTTCTAGTAAGGTCGAAGTTGATAGCAACTCCAATCTTCAGGATGAAGTTGATTACACTGATGTTGATGCAGTCCTTGAAACAATCGACTGTGACGAAATCAAGTCCGTCTTTGGCGCTGACCTCACAGAAGAGGATCAGTCCAAGATCGAAACCATCTTCACCGCAGCAGTTCGTGAGAAGGCAGTTCAGATTGCCGAATCACTCAACAAAGCCTTTGAAGCAAAGACCGCAGAGTTTGTTGCTGGGAAGAAGGAAGAGATGACCGAGCAGGTCGATTCATACCTTGACTACATCGTCGAGGAGTGGGTCAAGGAAAACCAACTCGCCGTCGAGTCCGGTGTCCGTGGTGACATCGCAGAGAGTTTCATCGGTGGACTCAAGCAACTCTTTGAGGATCACTTCATCTCTGTCCCAGAAGGCAAGTATGATATTGTCGAAAGTCTGCAAGAGAAGTCTGATACTCTCGACGAGAAGATCAACGAAGAGATCGAGAAGAATATACAACTCCACAAGGAACTCAACGCATTCAAGTGCCGAGAGTACTTCCTTGAGTCAACTCGCAACCTCGCAGACACCGAAGTCGAACGACTCAATGATCTTTCAGAAGATCTCAGTACCGACAACTTCAATGATTACCAAGGCAAACTTGATACCCTCAAGGAAGCATACTTCAACACTCCGAAGGCAGAATCAGCCGAGGACAACGCTGATTGGGCTGCAATTGCCGAGGACGAAGACACAAGCAAACCAAAAAATTCTTACGTCGATCCAACTGTTGGTTCGTTCGCAAGTTATATCTCACGACAACAGAAGACGAACAGTTAGTTCGATTCTTTCAAATTCCATTTAGGAAGGAAATAATAAATGCAAGATGATAACACACAAATGCTTGCCGAACAATTGAAGAGCAAGTGGTCCCCAGTTATTGACCACCCAGAACTCCCAGCAATCGGTGATGCATACAAACGTAACGTAACAGCAGTTCTTCTTGAGAACCAAGAGATTGCTATGCGTGAACAAGCCGGTTCTGAGTGGGGTGGACTAAACGAACAGACGCCTCCAACCAACTTTATTGGTGCCGGTTCAGGTGCTGATCAAGCAGATGGTGCCGGTGGCATCAAGACGTTCAATCCCGTCCTGATCTCACTCGTCCGTCGAGCAATGCCAAATCTCATGGCATTCGACATCATGGGCGTTCAGCCAATGACTGGTCCTACCGGACTCATCTTTGCTCTCCGAGCCAAGTATCAGAGTCAGAGTAGTGCTGCAACAGAAGCACTCCACAACGAAGCACTCACTCGTTTCTCCGGTTCGACCGGCAGCGATGTTTCCTCGCAGGGTACTGATCCGTTCGCGGATACCAGTGGCATGTCCGGTGATGGTCAGTATGCCGGTAGTACGATGGCATCGTATCCCAACGATGGTGCTATGACTACCTCGCTTGGTGAAGCACTCGGTGATACGACCATCAACCCGTTCGCCCAGATGGCATTCAGCATCGACCGTACATCGGTAGTTGCTAAGACTCGCGCCCTCAAGGCAGAGTACACTAGCGAACTCGCACAAGATCTCAAGGCCGTTCATGGACTTGATGCAGAGACTGAACTTGCTAACATTCTTAGCAACGAAATCCTTGCTGAAATCAACCGCGAAGTCATTCGTACCATCAATAAGGGTGCCAAGTTGGGTTGCCAACAGTCTGACCTTTACTATAGGGCTGGATCTGGTAACACCTTCGCCAACGTCCAAAGTAACCTCGGTGGTATCTACGATTGTATACAAGACTCTGATGGTCGCTGGTCAGCAGAACGATTCCGAGGACTCTTGTTCCAACTGGAGCGAGAAGCCAACGAACTCGCCAAGCAGACTCGTCGAGGCAAGGGTAACATCCTAGTATGCTCCTCAGACGTTGCTTCAGCACTCGCAATGAGTGGTTGGTTGCAACTCTCCGGTGGTGATGCTGGTAACCTCGTAGTCGATGACACTGGCAACACCTTTGCTGGTACGATGATGGGTGGTAAGATGAAGGTCTACATTGACCCATACGCTACCGTCAACTACTGCACAGTCGGTTACCGTGGTTCATCCGCGTACGATGCTGGTATGTTCTACTGCCCATACGTCCCATTGCAGATGGTGCGTGCGGTTGGTGAGAACACCTTCCAGCCCAAGATCGGATTCAAGACCCGCTACGGTCTTGTGAACAACCCATTCGTGGGTACCTCGTATGCTGATCCTTCTGATTCGGCATCGAACCGTCGCAACCAGTTCTATCGAATCTTCCGCGTAGATAACCTCCACGGTATCAACGCTGGTGGTACTGCCTGATAGCAGTAGTCGTTAGAAACAACTAAATACAGTTGACAACAGGGGGGTGGATAAAACCACCCCCCTTTGTTGTTGTCAGAGGAGATCTATATGTCACCAGTAATCGATCCAAAAGACCTATACACAGCACCAGAAACAGTCACCACTCCGGGTGCAATCAATACACAATCTGATACTGTCAACTACCTATACCCCACTAACTATAGGTTCATCCTTACTCGCACACCAGCGTTGACGTACAACTGCACGAAGGCTTCGTTGCCCTCACTAGAACTTCCAGCCGTGATCCAAGGAACCACTCTTGTGAATGAAGGTAAGGTGTCCGGCGGAAAGATATCCTACGGAGATCTGACAGTATCTTTCCTTGTTGATGAAAATCTACAGAACTGGCAAGAAATTTATGAATGGATGCTCACTCTTGGCACATCATACGACCCTAGATTCCCCGAAGCAGATGAGAAGAAAAAGTACTCGAACGCCACATTGTCTGTTCTAAACAGTGCAATGAGGCCTAAGTTTGAGGTCGAGTTCAACAACATCTTCCCCGTAAGCCTCGGAGGTATCGACTTTGATTCTAGCGTGTCTAGTATGGACGCCTTTGTAGTGGACGTTACGTTCGCCTATGACTACTACGAAATTCGTCCTCTTTGATGCTTGACAGAACCCCCTAGCCGGGGTAGAATTATGATATGAATATGGACGAACTGAAAGCAATGATGTCTTCTGACTCGAAGGTGGATGACACCATTCTGGATCAGGAGTCAACCAAGATTCCACAACTCCACAACAAGTACCTGAACCTTCTGCACGAAGAACGGCTTCGTTACAAGAAATTGGAAGCAGATCACAAGACTCTCTACCGTCACAAGTGGGAGTACTACACAGGGAAATTGGACAAGGAAGAACTGGACAAATTGGGATGGGAGCCATTCCAAAAGAAGATCCTTCGTGGTGATGTGAACATCTATCTAGATTCCGACTCTGAGATAACCACCTCTACTGCACGAATGTCCTACTCTAGTGCCAAGTTGCAACTGATTGAGGACTATATGAAGTCGATCAACAATCGAAACTGGAACATCCGCAATGCCATAGAGTGGCGGAAGTTCCTACACGGGTCATAGTATTGTGGTAGAGATCACCGTCAAAGACTCGGTGTACATCCACATCGATTGTGACCAAGACATCGGGAAAGAACTTACCGACTTCTTCACGTTCATCGTCCCCGGTGCTGAGTACACACCTGCATTCAAGTACCGCAAGTGGGATGGAAAGATCCGTCTGTTCAATATGTACAAGGGAGATCTCTATCGAGGTCTTCTGTCCTATGTCATCAAGTTCTGCGAGGACCGTAAGTACAAGTGTCATGTCGAGGAAAGTCTACGACCCTCACATACAATGTCACATGATGACGTAGAGAAGTACATGACAGAGTTCCTACGCGCGTACGCGGGGGGACGCGAGATCACGCCACACGCGCACCAGATAGATGCAGTCCACCAATGTCTCAACAACCCGCGTACACTTCTCCTGTCCCCTACTGGATCCGGCAAGTCCCTCATCATCTATGCACTGTTGCGTTACTATCAGAGTACCACAGACAAGAAGATCCTCATCCTTGTCCCTACTACCAGTCTGGTAGAACAGATGTACAGCGACTTTGCTGACTATGCATCAGACATAGAATGGGATGTCTCGGACAACTGCCACAAGATCTACTCCGGGAAGGAACGAGAAGCAGACCAGCAAGTGACTATCTCGACTTGGCAAAGTCTCTACAAGATGCCTAAAGAGTTCTTCGATCAGTACGAGGTCGTGTTCGGTGACGAATGCCACTTATACAAAGCCAAGTCGCTCATCGGCATTCTAACCAAATTAGACAACTGCCCAGTACGCATCGGTTGCACAGGAACCCTAGACGGAACCAAAGCACATCGTCTGGTGATCGAAGGTCTGTTCGGTCCTGTCTATAAGGCTGCATCCACCAAAGAACTGATTGAGAAGGACATTCTATCAGAGTTCGAGATCGATTCGATCCTACTGAAGTACCCGATGGAAGTATGCAACTCTTTCAAGCGATTGACGTATCAGGAGGAGATTCATAAGTTAGTTTCTCTAGACATACGCAACGAATTCATCGTAGAACTCGCTCAGAGCGTCTGTGGGAACACCTTGGTCCTGTTTCAGTACGTCAATGACCACGGAGTCCCTTTATACGAAAACCTGCTGGAGAAACACTCTGGTAAGGTCTTCCTCGTCCACGGTGGAATCAAGGCAGATGACAGGGAAGAAATCCGGCGTATCACAGAGCAAGAGGACAACGCGATCATCGTTGCATCCTATGGTACGTTCTCGACTGGTGTATCTATCAAGAGGCTGCATAACATCATCTTCGCATCCCCCTCAAAGAGCAGGATCCGGGTGCTACAGAGCATCGGAAGACAATTACGGAAGTCAGTGTACAAGGACAAGGCAAAGTTGTTTGACATCAGTGACGATCTTCGGTGGAAGAAGTACGTCAACCACACATACAGGCATTATAAAGAACGAATAGAAATTTACAGATCCGAAGACTTCGATGTGACTCCGATCTGTATAAATATAGGGTAGTACTACAGGAGACATAGAATGTCAGCACAATCTTACAGCATTTTTGACGAAGTTACAAAAAGCGATACCGTCGCAAACCGATATAAGGCTCTCTATATTGGTGGGGTTGGAGGTACAGTTGATGTCGAACAACGAGGAAGTGGTATCACGGCATCCTTTGCATCGGTGCCAACAGGTACCATTCTCCCCGTCAGG